TCGCCCTTGTTCGCTTTGCGGATCAATACCAGCCGCCCGTAGCTCTCGAACAATACTTGGTTCTGCCCTTTCCTCCTTCGGAGGGGCCAAAAGACTCATTGCCACCTCTATGGGCGCAACCTGTCCGAGCAGTCCCATCATCCTCTGCCGCTGCATGTCCGGGGTCGCTTCCACCATGTTCCCGGCAGGCGCATTTGACGGGGCAAGAAGCCCAGACAATTGGCCCATAGCATCTTCCCTGCGCTTACGAGATTTCAACTGCTCGCGTGCTGATTCATTCTGTAGTTGCAACTGCTCGTTGGTAAGTTTCGAGCGCTTGACTGCGGGGATAAAGTCAAACAATCCCATTAGTTAATCCCTCTCAAAGAAAGTCACTGGCACCGACGCCAATGCTAAAGTTCCTGCTCCTGCCGGTCGTTGTTTGTGTACGTGGCGCGCCACCAATCGCGGCCACCAGAGGATCAAGCAGCAAGTTGAGTCTTTCGAACGGTTCCAGACGTTCCGCCCTCGACTGCTCCTCCAACACGTTGCCGGTATTCAGCAGTTGTTGCGCCTGCATCGCTGGTATCCCGAGCAAATTGGCAATCGCTTCAGTCTGTCGGCCACGCTCGTTCTCAAACGATCCGTAACCGCGATCAAGCCCCGATTCATCAGCCGCAAAGCCCCGCGCCAATTGATCCGCTTGCGAGGCAAAGTCTCGGCCAGCCGCAGATTCATAACCCTGAAAAGCAAGTTGCCGCCCTTCCATCAAGTCGGCAAAGGTCCGGCCCAGCGCCGATTCATCCGCACCATACCCACGGTTAAGAGAATCAGTGTTTGCCGCAAATCCTCGCCCAGCCTCGGACTCAAAGCCGCCAAAGGCCCTGCCAATAGCGTCAGAACTCGCGCCGTATTGTCGTGCAGCACGCGCCTCGTCAGATTCAAAACCTCGGCCCAGTGCCGATTCTTGAGCGGCAAGATCACGCCCGGCCTCATTCTCATATCCCGCAAAGCCTCGGCCCAGCGCGTCCATGTCAGATGTGAGCCTACGGCCTGCCATGCTCTCGTCAGCAGAGAACCCGCGGCCCAGTGCCGACTCCTGCGCCCCGAGGTCACGTACAGCCTCATTTTCAAACCCGGAGAACTGACGCCCCAGAGCGCTTTCCTGCGCACCGAGGTCACGACCTGCATAAGACTCCTGACCAGCGAAACGTCGTGCCAGCGAAGCCTCATCAGCGCCCTGCACCCTGCCTGCCAGCGACTCGTAACCTTCAAAGCCTCTGCGCAGTCTGTCGGTTTCTGCGCTCAGGGTTCGATTCAAGTCCTGATCCCTCGCGTTAAACGCAAACGGAGCTAACTGGGTAGCAACCTCTGCTGCCAGCGCCGTGGCCTCTGCACCAGAACCACCCCGGCCAGCCTGGGAAAACCGATCAGATACAGCACGATTAGCACGCTGCATGATCGCAGATGAAACGTCATCAATGGACTGTCCGTCAAGGTCAGCGCCTTCCAGGAAAGGATTGATATCCAACACCTGAGCCTGCCGGGTAGGACTCGGCCCGGCCACCTGCGCCATGTCCGTTGCAGGGTTAATCCCCATCGTATCTGCACGCCCAGTGAATCGGTTTTCGTTGCCAATCCCTGCCGCGCCAGTGAACGGGTTTAGCCCCCGGGTATCTGCCCGGCCAGTGAATCCATTGGGGTCGCCTATATTCGCTTCTTGCGTGAACGGGTTGACGCCTGCGGTATCTGCCGGTCCTGTGAATCGGTTTTCCGGAAGTCCGCCAACTGACTCAGTATTCGGGTTGACCCCCATCGTCTGGGCCTGCGCACCAGCAAAAGGATTGAACGGCCCCGCGGATACTGCCCCCACATTTGGGTTTATGCCAGCAGGATTCACCGCCGCATTTGCGTAGCGATTCCCGCCAACCCCGGCAAAGGGATTGGCGTCCAGATAATCACCGGCCACAGTGTCCCGCATCGCCTGAACCGAAGGGTTGCTATCGCTGAACGCGGTACGCATCCCCTCCAAGCCTGCAAGGGTATCGCCGCTTAATCCGGGGACCAGTGATTCAGGGGCAGCAGGCGTTTGCTGCGATGGCGGAGGCGTATATGCCCCTGTCATCGGATTGTAGTAACCGCTTGACCCGCCGAAGGGATTTCCGTCACTCCCGTATGGGGTGCCGTAGGACGGCCTCCCTCCGTAGTGTTGCGGCGCAGACTGAGTGCCATAGCCCTGATTCCCCGCAAGCCCCATGCTCGTGTTCACGAGGAAATCCAGCGCCCTCTGAATCTGAGGCGGAACCTTTTGGGCTGATGTTACAGTTTGCTTACTGCCGCCAAATAAACCACTCATCTATCTCAGCTCCATCACAGTGGCCTTACGGCCCCATCCGCGTTTCTCTAATTTTTTCACTAATCCATCCCGGCAAGACGCCTCAATGCAATCCGCGTCAATCAACTTTTTGTAATCCAGCAGAGTGAACTCCATTTCGTCCACCCACTCATCCCAACGACCTCCAACCAACATAACCACAAAGATCATTTTCTTCCGGGGAAGTTGGACGACCTCAAGTATAATCCCAGCCATCAAGTCCTCCCCCTCGTGAGCAATCCACAGCACAGAATCGCCGCTTTTAATTCGACCTAAAAGGTCACACGGGGCCATTGCATCCCCCTGTCCATGCCTCAATCCCCGCTCGACCATCGGCAGGAAATGGGGCCACACGACATCAACTTGTTCGGCAGTCACCTGTGATATCACGGCCCCCTCCCGATTACGGTGATGGCGCGTGACCCGCTAGTGGCCTGTTTTCTCGCAGCCTTGTTCGCCGCAGAAAGGGCAGACTGGTACATGCTCTCCCATACCTGAAGTCGTTCGTCATGCATCAGGAACGGTGTGGCAGCTACCAGCGACCCGTACAGATACAGATCAGGATGATTAGCCAGTATCAGGTTTGACGTGTTACCCGCAGACAGCGGTTCTACAGCCGCGTAATACCGCATCACCCCAGAATAGGTTGAGTCTGGTGCCCGGTCGAATTCCAATTCGTCACCGTTGATCGCGTAGGTCCGTGGTTTACCAGTACCGGTCTGGCTCTGACGGTCCAACTCGGCAGGCGATACCGCCGTAAGGGGATATCTGGATGAGTCCGTCAGGTAAATAGACCTCTCCCCCAAAAAGTCATCAGGGAGGATCGAATACCGCTCGTTCGCCCCGACCTTAATCACCTCGCCAGTGCTCGCGGTATAATCTGCCGCTGTCGCGCTCGTGTCTTCGCCAGAAAGCTCAAACGTTGTTGAAGTCTTGTTCGCAACCGTAAATTCCCGATTGTTTACCTCGACCATCCCAGCGCATCCCTGGATATACACCGTGTCACCATCGGCATAACCGTGTGCTGCGGATGTCGTGACTACCCCGGGATTGGCTTGCGTGATATCGGTAATGCTGAAAGATGTGCCAGAAAGCAAACTCTGCCGCTTCTGCATCCCTCGCAGGCGTACATCATTGCGGTGTCTGGACTCAGCAAGAGAAATGAATTCAGTAATGCGTGACGTTAGATCGTCTCGCTCAAGCCAGTTTGCTATGGCCGTTTGAAGTTCGGAATACGTGGTAATAGCCATTGCACTACCTCACGTAACCGTAACGGAGATGATAAGACGGAGACATCCGCCCGAGTTTGATGCCATCGCCCCGGAACTTGCACAGGGCAGAAGGCCCCTCAGGGATGATTACTTCAATGCCGCGACCCAGCGCGAATCCAATTAGGAAATCAAGGCAATTCGATTCGAGGTTAAACTCACTGTCATCCAACACGTCAATGCCCCACAGTCCTATGGTTTCAGCCCCCTCATGTATCGCAAGGGCCATCATGTATGCCGGGGATGAGTTGTACCAATCCTTCTGGTCCCATCTCGGGAACCCGGCAAATACCGTCTGCTGCAAATCGTCCAGCGGGTACGGGACCGATCCAGGGATATCCTCGTGCTGCTGCTGCATGTACACCGGCGACAGCCTCGATAGATGCTCCCAGTACCCATCGTCCCTGCATGCCTCCGGCAATTCCAAAAGCCCCCGATCGTGCATCTCGAAGTACCGATGTAATCTCGGCCAACCTTCTCTGTCCCAGGGTAAGCCCCACATCTGCCACTCCGGGTCGCCCCACGGCGCAAGGGAATGCGTCGATGGTGACATCCCGATAACGGCTACTTTCACGCGTAGTGCTTGGCTTGCAGTTTTCGATAGTCTCGGCCCTCTGAAAGGATCTTCATCGTCCGCTTGGCCCTGTCAGTCTTACCCCGGATCAACTCGGAGAACGCATCACGAGTGGTAATGCCCCACAACTTCGCGCTGATCTTCGCCGTGTCCTCAATCATTGTCCCGGGTATCTGGGCCTTGAAGCGAAACTCACTCTTAGCCCTCTGCCCTTGTGCAATCGACTTTACAGTCTTGATAATAGGACTCACATCCTGCGTCGTCTCAACCGTGACCTGACTATGACCAGCACCGTCAGTATGCAGCCAGTGCTTATGCACACGGTCCATAACCCTTTCCGCGCCGAGGAGTTTCATCCCTCGTAGCCCGAGATCGTGGTATATCCCGTCACCCCACCAGTACCCGATGCAGCCAAGACGAGATTGGCAGCGCCGTTGGTTTTGATGGGGTTCGGAAACACCAGCGCCAAAGACTCGTAAACGATGAAAGTCTTTATCACCGTCGATCCGTCTTTGAGTTGCAGAGTCTTACCGATTACCGATGAATCAAACCCGCCACCAATACAGGTCACGAAATTCGCCATGCCACCGGTGGGAGCCGCAAGCGTAGACGTACACGCAGCATTGTCAGCCGAGTCATCGTCGTGCTTATCTGAAGCCTTTTGAGTTTCAGACATTAGGCTTTCGCTGCCCAGCAGGAGAACCGACGAACATCACACGATATCGCTGCTGCCGCGTTCGATTCGAGATAGAACACCGGCGAGACTTCCTCGTCGTCATCCAGAGCCGCTGTGTTTGTGTAGACCAAAGTCTTGTCCACAAACATCCGGGAGGCCCCATCCGCGTCCACCTCAACCCGTAGCCGCTGATACGTTCCAGCCGCGGCGATGTTGGTGGCCGTGTCCAGAGTGTCAGCAGTGAGATCCTGCGTGGCAGCCTCGTCGGACTTGTTATGCACCCCGTGAAGGGCATCTGCATCAGTCAGTCCAGAGTCAAACCAGAGTCCACAAAGATCGTCCTGTACCAGGGTTGCCACCGTGGTCGCACCAGTCACAGCAGGGTCAAGCGCATCCGCAGCGGTCCCAAGGAACCCGCAGAACATCGCCCGGGCAGTGATCGCGGAAACGTTGGTTAGCTCCACGTCAATCGCCATCATCCCATGCGTGTCAGGCTGATAAACCCCTGCATCCAGTCCCATGGCAATCAAATGCGCTGCCTCGTTGGTCGTGGTCAGCCGCATGACAATCCCTCCTTCTGCCGCAGCTTGTGCCACCGCACCGGAGTCAGTCTCTGCCACCCCTTGTCCAAACACCCGAATACCAGAGCCAGGGATTACCGCTTCCGCATCCGTGTTGGCGACCGCCTTGCCTGCCTGATCGTTGAACTGCGACGAAACGCCGTAGAGGTTCGGCTGATCAAACGAGACGGGCGACCAGTAGGGCGAAGCCAGCGTACCCTCGTTGAAGTACAGGATGCTGTTGGTCGTGTCGTAATACTGGGAACCGGGTCCAGCAGTACCGGCAAGGGTTCCAGCCGTACCGCTCGCTGGGCCTCCTGCGCCAGAAAACGTACTGATTGCTGTCCCAGATAGCGTCACTGCCACATTGCCCGAGACGGTATCTACCACGTCCACCGTGTTGTCATCTTTTTGCTTGATTACAAACATTGTTTCCCTCCTAAAGGAAACGGGGGCCGAAGCCCCCATCGGTTACGAGGTGGTCAGGTCCGCGATAATGCCGCTGGATTTCTCGTTGCGCACCTCAAGGGTGTACTCAGAGAGAATCTGCCGAGCGTCCGAGTCACCCGTTTTCGCAATGTCGAACGAGTGCATATTTCGACCCGGGAGGTGAGCGATTGCAAACATATCAGTTTGCAGCACAAGCCCATCCCTTGCCCGTTGGAAACGGTTAGGGATGATCTTGATCTCACCGAAATCGCTTTCATAGACCGAAAAAGTCGCGTGCAGAACCGAATCCTCGGCCTTCTGAACGCTGGACGAGTTCCCAGCAAACTCAGAGGCTTTCTGACGGTTGAAGCCGCCGACCATCAGGCAATCAGGATTGCCCCCCTGATCCCAGGCTTCCCGCAGAACCTCTTTCAGGAAAGACTCCTGAAGTGCTCGCTGGGTGCCATCGTTTCGGGCATCAGTGCCGTCCGCAGCAGTCGGGTCCGTTCCATCGGACGCCTTGGAACTGTTGGTTTTCAGCCATGCTCCAATACCAGCAAGCTCAGCCGCCAACGTGTCGTTGCCCGTAACTTTGATCTTGTTGGCAAGTAAAGCAGACTCAATGTCCCGCTTCAGTTCGTTGCCTTTCTTGAGCATTTGATACTCAAGCTCATCGGCTCGCCCTGCCGTATCAACCGATCTGGCAGAACCCGATACACGGGCGTCCAGCGTGCTGATCTGCGTGCGATTGTCCAACCGGACCGATGCAGTAGCAGAACCCTGCGGGGCGTCGTCACCCTCAATTGCGGCATTGCTGCTCGATGCAGCCGCCAGCACGTCAGTTTGCCACTCGTGCTTACGCGCAGTGGCCTCAACGTGATCAATCGAACTCAGAAAAGGAACGTCAACCGGGGAAATGTCGTAAATCGTGTTGGCTAGATCCTCGCGGATACCAACCATGTCGTTTGTTGCGTATGTGCCTGTGGGCTGGGCCATTTGTGACCACCTCCATTAAAAAAACGAATAATTGTCTTTTTGACGGAGGCTGGCATCGTCTCTCGTCGAATCTCAGGTTGAGTTTCGACTGGCTTGGTCTACTACTCGCCCCCGAAGGGGCAAATCAATGCTTTGTCAATTGCAAGCCGTTGGCTTTCCGGCTTACTTCTGTTTCAGTTGTTCTTTCCTCAACTCCATCGCAATCGCGAGAGAGTCTCTTGTAGATTTAGAGTTTCGCAAACGAGCGCGGAGACTGTCAACCTTCTTTTTCGACACCTGACCCCCGTCCTGCTTAGACCCAGGCTTCATCACTTTGGGAATGGACTTCAATTTCTTCTCTGTCACTTTCACCTTCCCTTGTTGCTCGTCGTACAGCATCGCTTTACGAGCAATGACAATCAGCCGATGATCCGCCGCGTGTTGCAGTTCGTCAGTGCTGAATCCAACATCATCAGTCGTCAGGTAAGACACGATCCGCTGCCTCTCATCTCCTGCCACTTTCTCGCTTCGCCACTCTGGGAGTTTGTCCAGCAATCGCTGATGCTCAACCTCAAGTTGTTCGGCTAGAGCAATGTCACGCTCACGCTTCTGCTGTGCCTGCCAGTTCTGTGCGCTTCTTGCTGCCTCCATCTTCGTCTGTTGGATTTCCTTCGCCCGGTCCTCCATCTCAGCACGTTTGATCGAATACTGGGCGGGGTCTTCGGTCTTCAGAGTCGCCCAGTCAACCGAATTGACCTCGGCAGTCAGCATCTGCTCTGCCTTCCCTATCATCGCCAGCGTCTGCTCGTACTGGGTTAGCAGATATTGCTCTTTCTGCTCATTCTCTCTCGCAGCAGCAGCCCGCTTTTCTTTAGCAGCAGCCAGAATGTCATCGGCTGCCGCAACTTTCTGCGCAGTCGCCTTGAGATCGCTGATCTTGAACTCAACTGGCTTGCCGTTTACTTGCTCTGTGATCGTCAGCCCATTGAAGAAATCATCATCAATATCCAGGTCCATCTCACGAAGCGAGGCTGTGAGGTCGGCAAGGCTCGTGATGGGGTCGCCATCCGGCTCGTCATCGGGATTGACCTCATTGTCTTCGCCAGATTCGTCGACCACCTCGGGCAGGGAATCGTCTTGATCATCCTCGATGATTTTGGACTCTCCGGGGGATTCATCCTTAATTTCCGGATCGACCGGCGCAGGAACCTCGCCGTGATAATTACGGCCAAATCGCTCTTTAGCCAACAGCGCAAGCGGTTTGGGTTCCGGGGCTGCTGTCTCGATTACTTCCGCTTCATCAGGCATTTTTCTTCGTCCTCTCTGCTTCAATTTGTTTCTCGGCCTGTCTGCCTCGCGCAATCTCTACAGTCAGGTCATTCTTGAACTTGTCCAACAGCCTCATCATCAACCGGCAATTGAGTTGCGCCTCTGTGTCGTTGATGTCCGTCTTGCGCCATGCCGCAGTGATGTCCGATTCCATCTTCTCCAGCGCGCTCACGATCACCGGATTATCCAGAGTCTCCTTGACCTGCTGGCCTCGTCGAAAAATCCGATTCAGTTTCGGAAGATCAATCAAACTTTGCTCCCAGGTACGTTTGTACCACTGTTCAGTTCAAGTTGCGTCAACTGGGTGGCGATCTTCTCCATCTCCACCATGATCTTGTCATCTTGCTCCTGCTTCCGTTGCTCCAACTCGGCAGACTTCACGCGATTATCCGCCACCATCTTATTGATCTCGCGCTCATGCCTCATCTGATCACGCTCACGATCCAACTGCATTTTCTGCATCTCCAACTGCTGCTGACGCTGGATCATCTCCTGCTGCTGCTTCTGAAGCGCCTGCTGCTCTTGCTGCAATCGCATCTGCTCCTGATTCGGAGGCGGGGCAGGCTGGCCTTTCGGGTCCGTGAAGAATCGCCCCGGTTGACCCAGGTTCGCAGTGGCGTTCTTGACCACCGATGTCAGAGTCTCGTGAATGTTGTCAGGAGTCACCAGTAAGCCCATGCCGCCTGACTCAATCACTTCCTTTTGTTTCTGCCAGATGTCATTCAGGTGGATCATATTCTGCTCACGAGTACCAATACCCAGTCCAATGTTGACAGTCACATCATACCGGGTGCGCCATCCTGATGGGTCTACCGGCACCCACTGGCCCCGCAATTTCACCACCTCGGCCTTATCCTGATGCTTTCGTTGCAGTTCATGCAGATGCCGAAACAAGGATTTGATGCCAGTCTCTGCAAAGATTCGACAGATCGCCTCGATCTTCATCCGCGATACGTCCATCGCAGACCCCAGAACACTTTGTTGGATGTTCTTCAGCGCATCCGGGGATAGCGCCTCACCCTCGGCCACAACGCCCGTTCTGTCGCGTTTTACCTTGTCGAAGTATTCCAGCATGGGGAACGACTGCGCCGCCGTGAAGGGGACTGTAAGCTCTTTGTGAGCCTCGCCTACCGGACGGCCTACATCCACAATCCGGCCCGGGCGCGAGGTCATCAGGTCGTCCAGAGTGTCCTCGGTCATCGCCTCATCCCAGACCATATGGCCGGGTTGATTGGTTTGGTAGAGATTGTCCAGTATCTGACGTTCCAGAGTCGTGGAAACCTCTTGCAAATCCATAACCTTCTCAGCCGCCGCCATACCAAAATGCTTATGGGGCAGCGGGTGCGGGGTCAGAACGTGAAACGGTTGCCGGTCCGTCATCTCGTTAGAAAGAATCTCATTACCAGCGCAGAACACTTGCCGCAATTCAGCCCGGCCATCCTCGTCATAATCAACCTTGATATACACTTCTCGCAGACAAACCATATCCTGCGACCTGTCAGAAGGCTGATCCCCTCGCTCGTCGGTCTTGTTATACCGGGAAATCTTCTCATCACTCCCCTGAGCATCCACATTGCCCACTGCTGGCAGGCTCTCTACCGTGTCCTCATCAAAACCCATTGCCAGCAGGTCGCTTCGTGTGATTTCACGCTCATGCCCCACCATTCGCGCCCGGCCCGGGTCCAGATGCCTCGCGTCAGCGGAAATCCGGTATTCTTCCGGGGGCACGTTCTCCACCGCAGTCCGCCCAGACTTGCACACCCGCCGAAACTCAATATCGTAGACCTCGGCATCCATCAGAGCATTTCCGTTGATCACAGTGGTCTTCATGTACGGCTCAGAGCGTGAAACCGCCTCCAGTTCATCATCCTCCATCAACTGGGCGATCTCCGGAACAGTCAACCCGGTATATTTCTCCGTGGATACCTTCTCCGACTCATCCCACCACGCTTTCACGATGCCGTTTTTCTGTACCAGCGCATCGAAGAACCAAAAGAACATCAATTCAAACGAATCAATATGCTTGAAAAATACATAAGTGATGTAATCAGTCTCCTGCGCCGCCTGAGCCTCATCATCAGGCCCACCGGGGTCAAACGAGATCAGATTATCTGCGGTCGTGAACATTCGAAGCAGTACCGGCATGATCGAGTCGATAACTTCCATCACATCAGACGCCACTACCTGGGACATTCCCTCAACTTCGTTGCCGAGTTTCTTCGACAAGTAGTAGTCCCACGCCTTGGCCCGTTCGATGGATATCTCCCCACCGGGAGCGCCCATCGCATTCGTCATTTCCTGGTCGATTATCGCCAGAAGCCTTCTGTCATCCATCATCGGGGGTTTTCCTCGTTCGACGTTTCGGCTCAGGGTCCGTTATCGTCGATTCCAGTTCGTCCATCCGGGCAGTCAGCGATTCTACTTCATCCACCAGTCCGTTCACCGCTCGCCGCACATGGATCAGCAACTGCTTTGTGCTCATGCTGTCGTTGAGTTTATTCATATCATCGCCACCCTTCGGAATTTGTCTTTTCGGTTGATCTTGTCTCTTGATTGAGCCTTGGCGCGCTTCAGATTTGTGATCGCGTGCCTCGTTGCCGACATCAGCGGATAGCCCTCCTGAGGGACTTTCGCATCTTCCCGATAGAACGTCTTGAACTCGTCAATCCAGTTCTTCAACCTCACGTCAGTTTTGAATCGCCCTGTCTGTTGGCGCTCCACAATCTCTCTGGAAACGACCTCGACCATTGCATCAGACGACTGAATGCCATCGGCCATGACCTTGCATCCACGCTCACGAAGTTCCTCAACAACATCCTTATCCTCTTTCCGCCAACTGATCGGGATAAACCGGCCACGAGCATTCATCCCCTCGGCCACTACTGCAAAAACAACGTCTCGAAACTGGCAGGCGTCATACAAATGCACACAATCCGCATCTTTGTCATGGGCCAGCCAAACCGCCGCCATATCGCCATTTTGTTCCACGTGGAACCCGCAAATACGCCTCCATTCAGGGGCTATCATTGCGAAATACCGTGATCAAAAACACTCCCGGCACCATAGTACCGCACCAGTAATTCTCGCATCTGGTACGCAGCCCTGACGACAGATTGGCTTGGATTGCAGTCCCGCCAACTCATTTCTGACGTATCCGATATTGACCGCTTCGGGGCCCAGTCGGTTTTCAATTCCACTCCCACAACATCCGACAGTTGACGCAAACATCCGTCCCTGTTCGCAGAATCCACAGCCATGATCACCGGCGAATACTCCATGAACCCCATCATCCGGCCAAACGCCTCAACCATTGGCCCGATTCCCTTGCCTCGCCGCTTCCAACTTTCCTCAACCAGATACGGATGACGCAAAGAGATAATCAGGGGCATACGCTTCGCCAACGACCTCGCCTGAATCGTGTGGCTCTCATTATTAAAATGGCCTCTCATTACAGTGCGCCCGTTTGTCCCCTCGTTCAGAGGCCCAGTACACCACCCATGATCACAAAGTAATTCCTCCGTGAACGTGGTTCCGGTGTGAGGGACTGTCATCAAGCAAACGTCCATCATGCCGCGTGCCCCTCTAATATCGAATCCAAATCCACCGGGTAGACCTGCTTCTCGTGCTGGTCCTCGGACGCCACCGCCGACGCCATCGCCAACGAAACCATGCCGTCAATCCGCCCTCTCGATTTCCCTTTATCCAGTTTTCGAGATCCTGCCGGGTCCATCCGAACCACCGAATTCATCGCGCACATCCGCAAAATGGGATGGCCGCCGTGAAAAATCTTCTGATTCAAAAGCAGCGACTCCAGATTCCTCAGCGCCGGACTCATCGACTGGAAACCCTGACCAAAATTGACAAAACGATCATCAATGAACGTCTCCGACAGCCCCGCTTTGATCAACCAGGGTCTTAGATGCTTCATATTCCACCTGTCAAACGCAATCTTGCGAATATCTCGGCTCTGAAACAAGTCAAACAGGAATTGAGCCACGAATTCATATTCAACCGACCTGCCCGGGGTGGTCCTCAAATAACCCTGTTCTGCCCATACGTCATATGGCACCCGGTCCTGACGCGCTCGCTCCTGTAGACCTTCAGATGGAAGCCAAAAATGAGGCTCCACTCCTCCGGTATGCGGATCGTACAGCACCAGCGCAGTAAGGTCGTTCGTTTCCGACAAATCCAAACCGCCGTAAATCGTTCGTAATGTGCCCTCCTCGCCGTTCGCTTCCCACACTGCCCGGGTAACAAACGGATTAGACACCTCTACCCGTTGATTTAATACCAGGTTCCGGTAACTCGACTCCCGTGAGGGCATCCGTCTGGCCTGCTCTGCCATCTTCAGAACCTCGGACTGATTCATAAAGACATCAAAAGCCGGGTTAGCGAGTCGAATAGTCTCAACGTCGAACGGGTCCAACTCCATCGGAGCAGTATTCAGCCGTAACACTGTCGTCGGCTCATGCGACTCCATAGCGTCATCAATTAGCACCGACAGCAAATCACCATCTGTAGGGGCTTGTGTCGATATGACCACCGATAGCGGGTCAGACTGCGCAGCCGTGGCAGTCTCCAGAGCCTCATATAGCGCGTGCATTGGACCCTTCACCTGTCCAAGCTCGTCGTGGATCACCAAAGCCGGGTTCAAGCCGTAGGTCGTAGCCGCATCTGCCGACAAAGCCCGATACAGGGTTCCATACTCCCGGCAATACAGCTCTTTGATCGTATCCCTCGGGACTATGGATTCCAAAAGCCTCTCCGAAAGTCTCACCATCTTCGCCGCAATCCGATACACAATCGCCGCCTGATCCCGACTCATCGCCGCAGAATAAACCTCTGTGTTGTCCTTCGATTCCGGCCCCGCCAGATGCAACAGAAGCAAACACGCCGTCTCGGTCGTCTTCGCATTCTTCCGCCCCCGGGAAATCAGCGCTCGTCGCGTACCGTGGGGATTGTCGTAAATCGCACGCAAATCCTCTTTCATGAACTCGGCCAACTGAATCAGATGGCCTACTTTGGGACCGTCCGGCATCGGAATCACCGATTCGATCCATCGAATGTTGCGCTCTGCGCGGCTCTCGCTCAAAACCTGTCACGTAACCCCCCAGTGGGGGTCTTCTTCGCCCGGTCCCGCTGCGACTGGTGCGTTAATCGGAAACTGCGCTCAAACGACAATGCTGCCTTGGAGTCAGCCTGGATCATTGAATGAATCCGCTTGTAATCCTGTACCTGCTGATCATCAGCCGGGTTCATGTCGTTCAGCACCCGCGACAACTTCGACCCCCTCGCCACATGCCTGCAATAACTCACCATCGACGGGTGATGCTTCGGCTCAAAGTAATTCGCAGGACAACTGTCCACCAGTTTGCGCCATTCGGATTGCTCCTCCGAACTCAACTCTGCGGGAGGCGAGGGCCTCTCCGGCAAATTGGTCACCGAATCTCTGATATCGTCTGAACTTGCTCTGCCTGACTTCATAATTGGTTACTTTTTGATCAATTTAGGGCATTTATGGAAGCGAAGC